CAGATGGGTTCGATCCAGACTTATGATCTGGTATGCGAAACATTCGAGTACAGTTCAGAGCGCCTTAGAACCGGTATCGATGCAATTGACAGTATCGAGAAGGAACGCAGTCTTGATCTTTCGATCTGGGGCTTCCTCACAAGCGATGGTTACTATATAACAGACAACGATGGATACGAGATTATCCAAGGCAACTATAGCTTTGAACAGCAGGCAACCGATACGTTCGAAGATAACACCGAGATCCAGCTGGAAGGTGAAGTAATTCTTGACTGGACTCAGGTAGATCCTTTCTCAGAAGGCGAAGTATAACATGTTCGGTAATACATTTTCACACGATATATTAAGAAAGTATGTCATCCTTTTCGGAACACTTTTTAATAATATCTACATCAACCGTCATGACAATACTGGTAAGACGATACAAACTATTAAAGTCCCGCTGTCATATGGACCTAAAGAAAAGTATCTTGCTCGTCTTGAAGGCAACCCCGATCTAGACAACAAGATTGCTATGACAGTTCCACGTATTTCATTCGAGATGACATCGTTTCAATACGATTCGGAACGTAAACTGAATACGTTGAACCGTAAGGTCAAGAGCAACAAATATCAATATCAGCCGGTTCCGTACAATATCACGTTCCAACTATCTGTTCTTGTCAAGAATGCAGATGATGGAACTAAGATCGTAGAACAGATTCTACCGTACTTTACGCCGGAATGGACCGCATCGGTTCATTTGGTCCCGGACATGGAAGATGATCCGTGGGATATTCCTATCATCATGAATAGTATCTCTTCTGAGGATACGTACGAGGGTAACTTTGAAACCAGACGTGCTATCATCTGGACACTAGAATTTACTCTAAAGGGTTATGTGTTCGGTCCTACAAAGAGAATTGGATCCGGCGATGGAACTGACGGCGGAGTTATCAAATATGTCGATGTTAACATCAGACCGACTGCGAACGTCACAACCGCCAATACAACAAATACCGCTGCAACTGAAACGGTTCATGTCTATCCTGGTTTAACAGCCAATGGGCAACCAACATCTAATGCAGCAGAGTCTGTTAACTGGACTCTAATTAATGCAACTGATAACTATGGATTTATTCATGAGTTCGAAAGCAATGTGTAATGAAAAAGCTAAATCAAATTTTAAACATCCAACCAGATCCTGATAGACAATATCTTCCTATGGTCCAAGATAGACCAGAAGATCCTACTATACAGAATGACTTTGACTATGCCCGTGAAAATCTGATGGATGTAATAGGCAAAGGCCAGGAAGCTTTGTTTGATCTGATGGATGTGGCCAGACAGTCACAACATCCTAGAGCATACGAAGTTCTTTCGACTATGATGAACACTCTGGTTGGTGCTAACAAAGATTTGCTTGATCTACAGGCCAAGAAGAAGAAACTTCTTGAGACGGAACCAGAGGCCAATAATCAGCAGGTAACCAATAACCTCTTTGTCGGATCTACTGCCGAACTACAGAAGATGATCGATCAAAGAAGAAACAATAGTGAAGAATGACAGTAGTAGACAAGCTTAAAAAGGCTTTTGATAAGGGTTACAACGGCAACCCACTTCTCAAGAAGGCCAGAAAAAAGATCGAATGGACGGCCGAACAGGTCGAAGAATGGCTTAAATGCGCCGACGATCCCATTTACTTTGCTGAACGTTATATCAAAATCGTCCATGTTGACCGTGGCCTAATTCCGATTGTACTTTATGACTACCAAAAAGAAATCATTGTCAAGCTTACTAATAACCGCCGCGTCACGGTGGTCACCAGTCGTCAGGCTGGTAAGACTACTACGGCTGCTGCTATTATCTTACATTACATTCTCTTCAATGAACATAAGACAGTAGCACTTCTTGCCAACAAGGGTGATGCGGCTCGTGAAATCCTGGATCGTGTTAAGTTATCATACGAATCCCTTCCTGACTGGTTACAGCAGGGCGTTGTCGAGTGGAACAAGGGTTCGATCGAACTCGAGAACGGTTGTAAGGTTCTTGCTGCAGCGACAAGTTCATCGGCTATTCGTGGTAAGTCTATCTCACTACTGTACATCGATGAAGCTGCGTTCGTTGAGAACTGGGACGAGTTCTTCGCCTCGGTTTTCCCTACGATTTCGTCTGGTGAAACAACCAAGATTCTGTTCACATCTACTCCGAACGGTCTGAACCACTTCTATAAGACCTGTACCGGAGCCAAGGAAGGCAGCAACGGTTACCAATATGTCGAGGTTCCTTGGCAGATGGTTCCTGGCCGTGATGACAAATGGAAGCAAGAAACACTCGGTGCGATGGACTTCGACTACGAGAAGTTTGCTCAGGAATTTGAATGCGCATGGCTTGGTTCATCGGGTACACTTATCTCGGGTGCCGTTCTTAAGACGCTGACTGCACAACGTCCTCTATCATCGACTGATGGATTAACTACATACTTCCTTCCTGAGAAGGATCACCGTTATGTTATGACGTGTGACGTGTCTCATGGTAAGGGTCTTGACTACTCTGCATTCCAGGTGATCGATGTCACCCAGATGCCGTATAATCAGGTCTGCGTATACAAGAGTAATGTCACGCCACCTGCCGAATACACCCAGACTATTCATCAGACATCTCTGCAATATAATAATGCCGTGATCCTGGTTGAAATTAATGACATCGGATTAACTGTTGCCGATGCACTATACATAGATTATGAATCTGATAACCTAATCTTTACCGAGAAGGCAGGTCCGAAAGGCAAGAGAATCTCTGCCGGTTTTAATAAGAATGCGGAACGTGGATTGAAACAAACGGCGGTTACTAAGACTGTTGGTTGTTCACTACTTAAATTGCTGATTGAACAGTATCAGCTAATCATTAACGATCATGACACCATCTATGAACTATCCAGGTTCTCTAAGAAGAACGCCTCGTATGAGGCAGAACCTGGTGCACATGATGACCTTGTCATGGCTTTGGTATTGTTTGCTTGGATGTCAAACCAACAATACTTCAAAGATTTTACAGATATTAACACACTTCTAAGATTAAGAAATAGAACTGATGAAGATCTTGAGAATGAAATGTTCTCATTCTTTATGGATAACGGAAGAGAACTTGCAGATCCGGGCGCAGTTGAGGTCATCGATATGTCCCAGCAGTGGAATCCCGAGTTCAGAGGCCTCTTTTCGTAATCTGGGCAAATTATAAATAAAAGCAAAAGTACTGGTTAAACACCTTCGATTAAGGGAGATTACAATGGCGTTTCAAGTCAGCCCTGGAATTAACGTTTCCGAGATTGATCTTACAACAACTGTACCGGCTTTAGCAACCACTATTGGTGCTATGGGCGGTGTATTTCGTTGGGGTCCTGTCGGCAAGTTTATTCTTGTAGATTCAGAAAATACACTGGCAGCGCGTTATGGCATGCCAACAAATAACAACTATGAAACATTTTACACTGCAGCAAACTTCCTTGCATATGGTAATGCTCTTTATGTAAGTCGTGCAGCCGTTACAACCGGTTTCTCGAACACGGTTGCTTCATCAAGTGTTAACCTACAGAGCAACTCGACCGTTGTTCTAACCGGCAACAACCATGCTGTTCAAGCAGGTCATGCAGTCTTTGGTGTTGGTATTCCAGACGGAACGTTTGTTTCGACTGTAACAGCCAACTCGACTGCTCTTGCAGTTGTTCTGACTGCAAATGCTACCACATCGACAGATTCACAACTTAACTTCTTTGCAAATACACTTGCTCTGAACGCTGTGGCAAATAGTGGTGTTGTTGAACTTGCAGATTGCATTGTCAAGAACGCAGACGACTTTGAAGACAAGGGTCCAGCAAATGCTACCTTTGCAAGCACACAGTTCGTAGCTCGTTATCCAGGCGATCTTGGCAACTCGCTTCGTGTTTCTATGTGTGATTCTGCAGCTCAGTATAGCCGCACAATTAACCCATTCAGCAATACTAGCGTTGGTGGTACTGCGGCAACATATCGTCTAGATCAGCTTGCTGCAGCCGGTATCGCAATCAATGTTAACGAATCAACTGCAAATGTCTTCCTTACATGGGATTCGGGTGCATCTACTCTGACATATGCTGAAACAAAGACTGCTGCAAACACTGTTCTTCAGTCTCTGTCGGTTGGTGACTACATTGAACTAGGTAACACAACAACTGGTACTCAGACTCTTAAGATTAAGTCACTTCCAGCAGTAACCTCAGACGATACTGCTACGCAAGCATACTTCAGCATCGCGTTCGAAGATACTTGGAACCGTGCACAAAACTTTACATCTAATACAATCGCACGTAAGTGGGAATTCTTCAACACCATCCCAACAGCTCCAGGCACATCACGTTATCTTTCAGAGCGTGGTCTAACTGTTGTTGACCAGGTAAGTGTTGTGGTTGTAGACGAAGATGGTATGTTCTCTGGTACTCCAGGAACAGTTCTTGAAGTTTACGAGAACCTTTCACGTGCTACAGACGCTATCGGTGAAGATGGTACTACATCCTTCTACAAGACAGTTGTCAATGACAACTCGCGTTATGTATGGGCAACTAATGACCGCGCCGAAGCTCCAACAACAACTGCTGCAAGCCTTGCAAATTCTACAACCTCTCTTCCATACTTTGAATCATTCATCGGTGGTCGTGATGGTATCACAGAAAGCACTGCAACGGTTGCTGCTCTAGCATCTGCTTATGATCTCTTTGCTGATGCCTCTTCGGTTGACGTATCGCTAATCATGGCTGGTAAGTCGGTTGGTGCATCGAACGGTGCTCAGCTAGCTAACTATTTGATCGACAATATCGCCGATGTTCGTAAGGACTGTGTGGTATTCGTATCGCCTCAGAAGGAAGACGTTGTCGGTACTGCTGTTGAAGGTGCGCAAGCTTCAAATATCGTAACATTCCGTCAGAGTGTACGTAATAGCTCGTATGCATTCATCGATTCTGGTTACAAGTATCAGTACGATAAGTACAACGATGTATATCGTTACGTTCCACTGAACGGTGATATTGCTGGTCTGACAGCTCGTTCAGACAACCTTCGCGATCCTTGGTACTCGCCTGCCGGTTACAACCGTGGTCAGATCAAGAACCTTGTAAAGCTCGCTTATAGCCCAAGCAAGACAGATCGTGATCTTCTGTACAAGAACGATATCAACCCAGTAATCACACAACCAGGTCAAGGAACGGTTCTGTTCGGTGACAAGACCGCTCTCGGTCGTGCAAGTGCATTCGATCGTATCAACGTACGTCGTCTGTTCATCGTTCTAGAAAAGACCATTGCTACTGCAGCAAATCAGATGCTCTTCGAATTCAACGACGAATTCACAAGAGCTCAGTTCCTAAACCTGATTGAACCATTCCTCCGTGATGTTCAAGGCCGTCGTGGTATCACAGACTTCCGTGTTGTTTGCGATGAAACAAACAATACTGCAGAAGTTATCGATACAAACCGCTTTGTTGGTGACATCTACATCAAGCCTGCTAAGAGCATCAACTTCATCCAGTTGAACTTCGTAGCTGTTCGC